TTCTTTGCAAATTTTCAGATTGTTCTGGAGTATATTCCGTGTCAATCTGTTCCATTAGACGTATTGCGTTTTCGATCAAAGTTTTAGCTCGGGTTTCTATTAGAAGACGGCGGTCACGATCTACATAGAGTGATTCTAATTCTTCTAAAATACTGCGTGTCTTTTTCTGCATCGCTTGGGGCACCTTTGTATTATTTAGCGGATTTGGGTTAGCAATAAATATTGATAGCAAGCAAGGACATTTTTATGACTAGTCAAATCAACCCCAACGACATCGACGGTAACTACCCAGTTGCCGGCGTACCCAATAATACTCAAGGTTTTAGAGACAATTTTACCAATACATCAACGAATTTTCAATATGCAGCTGATGAAATCACTGAGTTGCAAAACAAGGCAGTGGTCAAAGCAGCGTTGAGTGGGACCACACTTGACAACAACATGAATGATGGGTTAATCTACTCTGTAAAATTAGAAGACGTTAGTTGGACTTATGTGCAAAACACTGCAACATCTGGTTCAATTACACTGGATTACAGTGCTGGTCAATACCAGTATGTCAGCACCAGCGGTTCAATCAGCCTTGGATTTTCTAACTGGCCTATTTCTGGCACAGCAGGAATGCTACAGGTGGCTGTCAATGTTACTAACACCGCGTACACGTTGACATTGCCTGCCGCAGTTACTCTGGGCATTGTTGGTATTCAAGGCATTAGTTCAAACGTGATCACATTTGACGCTGTTGGAACTTATCAATTTCAATTCACAACCACAGACAACGGTACTACCATAACTGTTTACGATCTAAATCGCCCATTGCTGGGCAGCGCAGGATCTGCTGTTGGGTATTCAACCGGAACAGGTGGTGCTGTTACACAGATTACTAGTAAAGCAACAGGCGTTACACTAAACAAGCGTTGCGGACAGATTACATTAAACAATGCTGCATTGTCTGCGGCAGCAGAAGTCAGCTTTACTTTGACCAACAGCGTGATTGCTGCTACCGACGTAGTGTATGTTTGTATTTCTTCTGGCGCAACTGCCGGTGCGTACAACGTTCAAGTAGACGCTGTGGCAGCTGGGTCGTGTAGAATTAGCATAACTAACTTTTCAGGCGGACCACTGAGTGAAGCCATTGTGTTGAACTTTGTTGTTATCAAGGGCGTGGCTGTTTAACTAAGATATCTAGTATAAAATTTTGCAACTTCAGGAAATATTTTTTGAAATGATTCATTTCTGAAGTTGTCAAATTTACAAATCTCTTGAATCATATTAGATATATTAACTGAATTCTCTTTCCAATTATGTGGGATTAAACTTTTATAGTGACTGTCCTGCATTGCATCAACATATTCTTGTGTGCAGTTTGCTAGATCAAATATGCCACGAGCCATGTGCTTGCCATGATTAACTATGTCGCCTTCTCTGTTGATAGTAAAGTGTTTGGCAACCCAATCTTCTAACTCACTCAAATAAAAAAGATTAAAAATGCTTACTGTTTCTTCAATGTGAAACATTACATTACTTGGTGCAGTTTCGCGGACATGCATTATGTTATCTGTTACTTGGCGCCAAGTAGCAGGCCAGCGCAGATATTCAAATCTTTCACCAACCCCATCCAAACTCACATGTAATTTAACCAAGTGAAATTTGTCAATCAGTCCATAATTTCTTGGGTGTATTGGCTGGGTTCCGTTTGTTTGAAAACATAATGTCAATTGTTCTTTGGCATTGGGCACATTATCTGCCAACCACTTGGTTACTTCCCAGTAGACTTGACCTAGGAGAGTCTCGCCACCAGAAAATACAAGCATCCGAAGATTAGACAAATTAAGTTTGCTCAATGCCAAAATTACATCTTTATAGTGATATGTTGATTCTATAGGTTTATTCCAATTGCCATGATCTTTAAGATGTTTTTGCCAAAAAGTACTTGACCACGGACCACAGGATCTACAAGCAAGATTACAACTTGTATCAAATTGAAGGTCTATTCTTTTTGGTCCAGAAGAATTTAAGATATCCCCAGCAAGACCATCGTTCATGCCTGTACGATAACTAAATTGACCAGCGGCTTCTAAATCTTGACAATTCTCACATCCACGTGCCCATACATTTTGTTTGTTTGTTTCGCGTAAGGGAATAAATCTAGAATCTTCCCAAAAATTAGTCGTAATATCTATTGGGAATTGATTATTACGCAAACAACAATGTTGAGCAGTTACCTTGGGTCCTTTGAAATTTAATTGAAGGCCACTGTGTATCATCGAACAATAAACATTACTCATGACTGTTTAATCTGCCCCAGCAATTGTTTTAGTTTTGCACTTTGAACATCTGCTGAGATTTTTTCCGCAACCTCAGGTTTTAATTCTTTACCACCCGGTTGATAATCCCAAGCATGTGTTCCTGTTGGCTTTTCCCACTTGGTAGGTGTGCTGCTTGTTGTTTCGGTGTCAGCAGCCTTGACCTGGCTGCGGGCCTTGATTGAATCCATAATGGAACTTTGTGGTTTGTTGTATCCTGTTCCCTCGTCTCCGCCTTCATCAGTAATGCGCATAGTTTCAATGTTGTACTCCAGATCAATTTTTTGACCAACGCCGGTCGAGCTTCGTGACTTCATACATTGTATTTGGTATTTGCCGCGCTCTTTCATTGCACGACTTGTAAAGATACCAAACACGTTATCTGCTGTGTTGATCTTGGAAATACCACCACTAATGTGTGAGTGATCAAATTCAATTTCTTCCACAGCGGATCTGTTCAACTGCGATGCAGTTACCATTAGGATTCCTAGCTCTTTGGCTAAATTACGGAGTTCTTCTGACACATACTTGTCTTTCACAAACAAGTCATTGGGACTGACCTTTGCACTCACAGGCATCAGCAAATCCAAGTAGTCAATCATCATAAAGTCGACTCGGATACCTGTTTGTATCTGTACTTCTTTAACATAACTGCGGATATCATTGATGTTGCTCTGTGCCGGCAATGCTTTTACCCGATACTGTCCAGACTTCTTGGCAACTAGTTTAACTTTGAGTTCTGTTGTGTCAATGTCTTTGCGAATATCCTTTGTTGACATGTTGGTCAGCATGGCATCTGTTCTTAATGATGTGAGCTCTTCCGAAAGTTCTAGTGTGATGTAAACACCACTGAGTCCTTGTTGTAGCCAGTTTAACGCAATGTTCATCATGACCAAGCTCTTGCCTGAACCCGAACCGCCTGCAAAGATGTTTAGTTCACCACGACTGAATCCACCATACAACAATCTATCCAGTTGTGGCCATCCTGTGCTTACTTGTCCACCCGAGTTAAAGTATCGGTTGATACGAGCCGCAGGATCAGCAAAGTAATCTGTGCCCATGTCCTTGGTCAAACTAATCTGCACAGCATCTTTAATCAGTTTTTCAACCGGCTCAAACTCACCCTTCTCCAGCAAGTCTGCTGATTTTAAAATAGCACGTTCAAGTTCTTGACGCTTGGTAAAACTCTCAAACTCAGTCATAAACCAATCAAAGTGTCCTTCGTTCAAGTCCGGCACAGGTTGCAGTTTGATTCCAGTGGTTGCACTAATCTGCATCTTATCTGGCATGGTCTTGTGTTTGTCCGTGTGTTCTTTAATGAACTCGGCCGCAGGTCTCAAACTTTTGTCAAAGTTTTGCGGATTGTAGATGTTTTGAACACGCACATAACTACCGGCGTCTTCTAACATCATCTCTAAGAATAATCGTTGGACTTCAAGTCCGTAATCTTTTAACAAGTTGCTTCTTCCTTATTTCAATTTTTATCTTACTGGTCTCTTTTGCTTGCATAATAGTTAGCAAGGCTCCTAGCTTGCCCAACTTTATCACCGCATCATTAACGTCTTTACAGCCTTCTGGCCACTCGGGTATACTAACACTATATCCTAATTCCACAGCACGGTCAATCAGTTCTACACCTGCTGTATCTTGATCTGGCACCACAATCACTTCCTTACCCAAGCCACGTATCAGTCTAGCCTGACCCTCACTCACAGTATTGTGCATTAGTGCAAGTCCATTAATGCTTAGTGCATCAAATATGCCTTCTGTAACAATCACATACTGCCAAGCATTGCGTTGCAAGTCTGTGCCAAACACATATCCTGGCTGAGAGTGATTGATATACTTGGGAATCTTGTCATCTAGGAATCTAGCACACCAACCTATCACTTTGTTGTCATAGG